GGCCTGCGCGTGCGTCATCGTCAGCGTAATGGACTTGGACGCGCGCCCGTCCCAGTCGCGGTCGATCAGCCTTCCGCTGATGTATGCCGGATATTCATTCTCCTGTACCTTCAGATAGATCATTGCCTCTCCCTGTCTCTCCTTTCCTTAAAAGCACCATGCCGCCGCGATGCCGTCCACCTCGGACGCGACGCTCCAGTCCGCCTCACCGTTCCATCCCGTTCTGTCAAAGCAGCTGGTGTTGTTGAGTCTCGGCGAGCGCAAATACCATGCACGGTTTTTCTTCCGGTTGGCCGCCGTCTTGTAATACTCGTACTGCGTGCCCTCGCCCGCATAGGAGTATGTCCGCGTTCCCTGGACCTCGATCTCCGACAGCAGGAACAGCGTGTCCTCCGTCGTGTCGATGGCCGAGCTCGCGCCGCCTGCCGTGGTCTTCTTTGTCACGGCCTTCAGCGCGGCCACGACCTCCGCCGGCATCACCTTCTTCAGCGCCGGGAACGCATTGGACGTCCGCACCAGGCAGTTCTTCCAGCCGCAGCTGTTATCCTCTGCGCCGTTCATCTTATACTGCGTCGCGTAGGTCGTGTGCATCTGGAATGTCAGCGGAGCCTTGCCCGAGCCGTCGGCATAATCGTCGTGGTTCTTGCCGATGATGTCGATCGCGTAGGTCTTGTTGTTGATCGTCATGTTGCAGCTGTCGCCGACGTTCCATGTGTTGGGAACTTGTTTCTCTTGACAGGCCTTAATAATTGTAGCCCAGCTGTTATTTCCGAACACGGGGTCGATCATGACCAAATCGACATTAGCTGTCCCAACCACAACATCTGCCGTCTTTGTTGTGCTTGCTGTCGCTGCTGTTACCGTCCATGTTCCAACCTCATCGACTATCAACGTGCAGTTTCCACTCGCATCTGCCGTCCCGGAAGCCGTCTTGCTCCCCTTCGTGGCCGTGACGGTCGCACCCGCGCTGGTCGTGACGACGATCTGCAAGTCGGGCGCGCCCTTGATGGCCTGCACCGCGCTCACGAACCCATCCGGGAACGCAAGCTGTGCGGACGTGCCGCCCTTCGTGCGGATGGCGTCCGCAACCGCCGTCAGGTCGGCGTTCAACTGCGCGGAATCTACTGCTTTATCCAATGCCATCAGTAGTTTCCTCCTGTCCATTCTGGCAGCGCGGCAAGCACGTCCTGCACCAGCGCGGCCTTATCCTCCGCCGTAAAGTAATCCGTCCCCTTGACCGGCGTCTTGCCCGCGGGCCCCTGCGGGCCCTGTTGGCCGGTATCGCCGGGTTCGCCCTTCGGCCCCTGCGGACCGGTCTCGCCTGGGTCTCCTGGTTCTCCCTGCGGGCCGGTCTGGCCGGGCGCGCCGTCTGCGCCGGGGTCGCCCTTGTCTCCCTTCGCGCCGCGGGACGGCTTGCCGGTGTCGGTCTCGCCCAGATACCAGTTGCCGTTCGCGCCGATCGCCGGGGTGATGCCGTCGGCGCCGTCCTTGCCCGGAGCTCCGTCCGCACCAGCCGTCCCCTGCGGGCCGGTATCGCCGGTTTCTCCCTTCGGCCCCTGCGGGCCGGTGTCGCCCTTATCGCCTTTCTCACCGCGCGATGGCTTCCCGGTGTCGGTCTCGCCCAGATACCAGTTTCCATTCGTGCCGACCGTCGGCGTCACGCCGTCGGCGCCCGCCGGGCCAGTGCTGCCCGTCTCGCCCTTTGCGCCGGGGTCGCCTTTGTCGCCCTTTTCGCCCTTCGCGCCCTGCAGCGGTCCGTTGTTGATCCACGCGCCTGTCACGCCGTCGTAGATGTAAATGTCATACGGCGCAGTCGCACCCACGCCATAAGCGTCGCCGGCCGCCGGATCCTGCACCGATGTCTGCAGTGCAGAGACCGAGCCATAGTAGCCCTTGACCACAAATCCGGAGCCAGTGTCTCCCTTCGGCCCCTGCGGACCTGCTGGGCCAGTCTGGCCGGTCTCACCCTGCGGGCCGGTCTGGCCCGGGTCTCCCTTCGGGCCGGTCGCGCCGGTCTCGCCTTTGTCGCCCTTTTCGCCGGGGTCACCCTTGGGGCCTGTCTCGCCCTGCGGTCCCCGCTCGCCGGTCTCGCCCTTCGGGCCGGTCGCGCCGGTCTCCCCCTTATCGCCTTTGTCGCCCTTCTCGCCCTTGACGGTCTCGACGTTAAAGTCAAATGTCTTCCCGTCCGAAAGCGCGATCGTGTACGTCGCCGTCGTCCCGCTCTGCGATTTCTTCGTGATCGACGTGATGCTCGCGCCCGCCGCGCCGGTCTCGCCCTGTGCGCCCTGCGGCCCGGTCTGCCCCTGCGGCCCCGCCGGTCCCGTCTCACCCTTCGGTCCCTGCGGGCCGATGACCGAGCCGAGGTCTATCACGCTGCCGTCCGTCAGCGTGAATACAAGCCGCCCCGCGTCCGTGACCTCCACTGCCTTCACCCCGCGTGAGATCAGCCCGCCGATCGTCACCGTGATCTGATTTGGAATCTCTACCCTCATACCTGCTCCTTACTCCACGAACGCCCGATTCCCGCTCGCCAGCGTCGTCTTGTCGCCGTGCGTGTACCGGATATCGTAGGTGTACTTTCCCTTCGTGAATTTTGCCGTGACCGTCGCGTCGAAGTTCAGCGTGACCTGGTCGTTCTCCACCTTCGCAAAGCTGAACGTGTGGACGGTCTGCCGCGTATCGTCCAGAAACACGACCGCCATGCTGTCCGTCGTCCCGATCGTGACCGCCTCGCCGTCCTGGTCCTTCAGGTCGAACCGCAGCACGATCGAGAACGTGTCCCCTTCGTACCACCGCAGCACCCCTTTGTCGATCCTCGGGCTCGGATAAGCCCCCGGAATTGGCGTCGCCATGCCGCATCCCTCCTTTTCATCCAGTGTAGCAGACCCCCGCGCCAGATTCACCCCACGCGCAGCGCAACTTCCGCTTGCCATTCCCTCCCGCCGGTGCTATACTGGTTCCATCAAACACAAGGAGGCTTCCCCATGCTCGACGAAAAAGATATTGAGAAAATCCAATCCATGATCGACCAGGCCAAAGACGACATGCTCAAGCAGTCCGCCGCGAATACCCGCGTCATCATCGAGAGTAGCGTCATGAAAAAGCTCGACCTCCTGATCGAGGGCCAGCAGTCGCTTCTCGAAACGCTCGCGCCGAAGAGCCGCGTCGAAGAGCTTGAAGAAGAGGTTTCCTTCCTGAAATCCGTCGTTCACCTGCACAGCCAGCGCCTCGCGGAGCTGGAAAAAGCGCAGTAACCATACCGATACACCGAAGGCCGGGGCATTCGCCCCGGCCTTCTTGCGTTACTTGCTGTCTTTCAGCCACTTGTCAATATCCTTGGACTTATCCGCCCGGTTGAACCCCAGTGCCACATAGGCCGCCAGCAGCTTCTCCTTGAGCTTCTTCCGCTCCTCTGGCGAGGCCGCAATGTACTGCGGCTTGTACGCCTTCGTGATCTCACTGCCGATATCGCCCTTCTCGGCTCCGTGGTCGAAGTATTCCTTTGCCGCTGCTTTCAGATCCCCGCCATCTTCGATGGTTTGCAGGATCTTGCCGTACTTCGTATAGTCCTTCCCGCCGGCCCACTCTTTATAGAGCCAGTACGCCTTGTTCTCGTCCTCGGCGTAGTCGTTCGCAAGGATCTTCTGGATCGCCTTCTCCTGCGTCACGGTCCCGGCGGCGACGGTGTCCTTGAGATCCTGCTTCTGCTTCGCGTCCTGCGCGTCCTGGATCTTCTCGTTCATGTAGTCGATCCGCTCCTGCGTGCTCTTCGGCTCCATCTCCGCCTTCTGCGTATCCCCGGCAAGGACCTGATAATAATACTCTGCCTTCGCCTCATCGCTGATGTCATAGGCCTTCAGCAGCATCATCTTGTCATAGCTCTTCTCCAGCTTCCGCGCCGCCTGGATGAACGCATAGGTCTCCCGCTGGTCCTCGCCGCCCTCGGTCATGCCCTGATAGGCGGCAGTCTCCTTCGCGGACAGCGACTTGAACCCGCTCTCCACCCAGCTCTGTGCCTCTTCCGTCGCCGTCTTGCCGAACAGCAGCGCCTGTGCCCAGCTCTTCGCCCGGTCGGCTGCGTTGTCGTTGTACACAGGATACTGCAAAATGTCGCGGCCCTCGTTGTCCACTGTGTAGCTGCCGCCGCGAGCCGCCGCCGTCGCGCCCTGATACGCCTTTCGGATCTGCCCGCCGCCGAACGGCGTCGCCAAATACAGGCCCGGCTTCATAAGCTCGTTTCCGATGGTCTGTGCCTTCTTCGCAGGCGCCATGTCCTCGTTCTTTGCCAGCAGCGCCTTCTCGATGTTTCCGAGGTTCGGGATGGCCGACGCCACGGCGATCCTGCCGCTGTCAATGTCCAGCCCAAGCGCTTCATCCACACCGAGGATCGTCAGCGCCTGCGTGCCCGGGAACTCAGAAATGATGTTCCCCTCAAGGTTCTTGATCGCCTGATACGTGCCCGGCTTCTCCTTCGTGAAGTCCCATTTCCCGGATACCGCCGCCTGCACCGTGTTCGGCAGCTGATACCCCGTGAAATCTCCGACCGTATCATTGATGATATCCAGCGGATCCAGCGCCGCGCGCCTGCCCACAATGCTCTCGTAGAACTCATTGTAGATCCACGCGCCGATGAGGAATTTGAACATGGCCTTGGCCAGTGCCGCCACGCCCTTCTTTCGTTCCTCCTGCGCCATGTCCTTGAAGATCCAGCTGAGCTCATTGTTGACCTCCAGCTGAAATTGCGTGAACAGCTTCACCAGCGGGTTCCGCGCAGAGTACAGCGTCGGCGTCGAGCCTTTGCTGCGGTCTGCCATGACGCCGGATGCAAACTGGTCCGCCTCCTGCATCGCGCTCATCTCGCTCATGCCGCGCCGCAGGTTCTGGTAATACCGTGCCCGCACGACGCTCCCCGTCGTAAACGTGTCGATGGATTCCATCATCCAGCCTGCACCGGCGGAGACTTTATCCATCGTGCTCATGGCCAGCCGCCTGTAACCGCTGCGGTTGTTGATGAACGTCGACGCAGCATCCAACCCGTCAGCGGTCTTGTAGTTTTTCAGCGTATCCCACATGCCGCGCAGCACGTCCGCCGTCGACACCTGGCTCCATGCCTGCGTGATCGGAATGAAGTTTGTGAGCGCCGAACCCACGTTGGCCGCAACCATGTTCGCGCCCACGCGGGATTCAAACTTCTTCATGACGTTGTAGAATCTCCGGCCCATGAGCTTTTCCATGCCCCGGTCGAGCCGCGACTTCTTTCCCGCCAGAAGGTTTGTGTATTCGTCCAGCTCATCCACGAAGTTGGAAAGCCCATACCGTCCTTCCTTCGTCAGGTTCGTCACCTGCTCGTTGGCTTCGTCCGGGTTGAGGAATGGGTTCATCATGATCGCGTCGATCCGCTGCTTCAGTCCCTCATCTGACGCCCGATACCGGATCTGCGTCGCCAGCGCCCGCAGCCGCTGAATGTCCGCCGTGTGGAAGATCACGTCTGTCGCGACCTCGATGTACCGGTCAAAGCCCTGCAGCGCGTCATACGCCGTCGCGTAGCCAAGTCGGTTCTGGATGTTCGCCATGTACCGGATACCTGGTTTGAAGTTTGCCGTGAGGCCGTTAATCGTCGCAGGCAGCGGCGACACATCGCCCTCGATCCCGGCCGCCCTTGCGAACTTCTGCAGAATGCTGCCGCCTTCCTCGTTCTCCTGGAAGTGTGGGAAATATCCCTGCAGATAATTGACCGGCTCATATCCATTCTCAATGCGCACCCGATTCATATCCTGGAACAGCTTGTCGTAGACCTCATGGAAAACCTTCACGGCTGCCCGCACCTTGCCGAGATCCAGATTAGGGTTTTGCTTCTCGAATTCCTGAATCGCCGCGTTCCACTCGTCAAACGTCATCCCCCCGCGCCTTTCGACACGCGGATGCTGCTTGAGATAGTCCCGGTTGAATTCCGCCTCGCCCAGCCACTGCACCGCATAGCTCTCGGATACCAGATTCCCCTTCCGTACCTGCCGGTCGAGCTTCAGCGCCTTGATCCTGTTCTGCTGCTCGACCAGGTAATTCTTGCGTTTGCTCTCGTTCTCATGCACGGGCCAGAAATACTTGTTGATAAACGCATTGGCCTTTTCGTCAGAGACCTTGCCCTTCCGCGCGATATCCCGGATGTTCCGCTCCATCGTCTCGCGCTGGTACTGGATCCCCATGGTCTTGTCGACCCACTTGACGGCCTCGGCTTCCGTCAGCGCCTGCTCGGCAAAGTCCCGCAGCCCCTGCTTGCGCTGCGCGTTCCATGCCTTGAGCTTCAGCGCCAGCATATCATAATCGGCCTTTGCCTCGTAGACCTTCAGGATCTGCTGCCCGTTTTCCAGCCCTGCCACATAATCCGGGCTTGTCTCCCCGCGCAGCAGCCGGTTCACGATCTTCTGGTCGGCTTCCGTCAGCAGCGTCTTGCTCTGCGCTTTCTCGACCACTCGCCTCGCGTCCTTCAGCTGTGCCCACATCCGCTTTGTTTCTTCCGCTGTCTGCGGAATAGCAAGCTTTTCTTTGGCCTTGTTCTGCGCGTCCAGATACCGCTGCGCCACGCGCAGCCCGCTCGTCAGCCGGTCGATGGATTCCGTGAAATTTGCCTGCTGCCACTTCTTAAAGCTCGCCGCCTGCGCCCCGTAGTATTCGTCCAGCGTCTTCTGCACCTTCTGGATCCCGCGCGCCACATCGTAGATCTGCATCAGCTGGTCGCTCGGCGCGGTAATGTCTGCCGGAAACAGCTCCGGCGCCATCTCCTGCAGCTGCTGATACGCCACGTCCACCGGCAAGCCGTCCTTGCTGATCGTCAGCGTTCCCATTGCCGCCTTCCGGAACAGATTGTAGTCCGCAATGTCCTGCCGGTCCTTCTCGGAGATGGAAAGCTTCTGATCCCGGATGAACTTCTTGAGGTCGCCGTACTGCTCAATATACTGCGTATCTTCTTCGATGCCCGCCTGATAGGCCGTTTCAAAGAGATCATTCAGCTTCGCCCGGTCAAGCTGCCCGTCCGTAAAGAACGTCCGCAGCGCCTCCTCGGCCATCGGCCGCAAAACCTCCCGTTTCGCCTGCCCCGGCACGCTCAGATTCTCCGCCAGCTCGTTTACCAGTCCGGCCTCCAGCCGCCGCACATACTGTGCCGCCTTCTCCCCCATCAGGTCCCGATACCGGCCTTCCTGCGAAGAATACCGGAACTGGCTTACCGACGGTGTGTTGTCCGCCTGCGGGAGCGTCCCGTTCTCAAAATAATCTCGGATCGCTTGCAGCACCTTGTTAGCGTGCGTCCCTCTGGAAAATTCCGTGCTGGAGATCGTATTTCCCTGTGCGTCGTCAATGTCCAGAATGACCTCTCCGCGCTCCTTGCTGATAAAATCGCCGAGCGCGTCCATCTGCGCCTTCGTCGGCATGACGGCAAGATTGATGCCTCCGCTCTCCGGCGAAATGCGGATGTTGCCTTCCTGCATGAAGCGCACCATGCCGCCGCTGTAATCTCCGCCGCCGTAGTCCTCGCCGAGCGCGTCAATGATATCCCGATGGTCGACCGTCCGGTATCCGCCGGGCCCGCCCTCGTGCCTTCCGGAGAAATCCAGCCTTGCGCCGTTCAGCAGCACATAGCCCGTCTCGCTCCACTTGTACGTCCGCCCGAAATAGTCGAGCGCGGTCTTGTCGTTCTGCTTCCGCTGCTCTGCGGACGTCTGATCTTCGCTGGCAGAGAATTTCCCCTTGACAGTTTCTCCCGTTTCGGATATACTGTTTTTAGAAGAACCTGCGTTGGCGGCATTTTTGCTGCTGACCCCGGCAGTGAAAGTCCGGGGGGCGTCGGTTCTTCTTTTTTTGAGGTAAAACGTGTAGACGTAATCTCCATCTTCCCGTCTCATTACGTCCAGATTGAAATCATACGTTCCATTCCGGTTCGGCTGTGCTTCATCCACATAATTGATTGCATTCGTGAAATAGCTCCAACGCTCTGTTCCGTCATGGGCCTGCGTTTGTTTTGTCCCGCTCTTGCTGTTGTCGTACATCGATTCACTCGCGATTTCCCAGATGTCGTTTGCAAGGTTCAGCGTAATCAAGCGCTCCGTCCTGCTCCCTCGTCTGTTCCCATACGCCATCTTCCCAGCGAATGTCTGTCCGTTTGCTTCTCCATCAAACCTAGCCGTTATCTGTTTTTCTTTCCCGTCCTCCAAGACCGTCAGGTTGAGGGGTTTTTCATCCCACGCTTCTGTAATGAGCCTGTACATATACTCGCGCTTTTCGTCCATTGTCATGTCACTGGAAAAATCGCTCTTATACGTTTTCAGTCCGTTTTCTCCACGCCCGACCATACTGTATTTCGCCGGCGGCGCTCTCGCGCTGCCGGATTTTTTCTGCCACTGGCCGACCTCCATCTTCACGTCCGCGCGCAGCTGGTTCGTGCCGTAGTCCGTGCGGTTCATGCCGGCGTAGGTATCCGCGATGATCTCTTCGACGTAGGCGTCCGTGTCGTCACCGTAGATCCCGGCGTATGCGTCCACGTAGCTCTCGATCATTGCCTTTGTGATCTTGCCCTCAGACAGCAGCCGCTTCTGGATCTTCGCCGCCATCTCCGGCCAGCGCTTGACAAGCAGGTGATACCCCTCGTGCTTCGCCAGCTCGAACGCAGAATATTCCTCGCTGTCCGCCCGGATGAGCACGGAGCCGTCCTCCGTCACGGCAGCGTCCGCATAAAACGTCTGCCCGTCGATCTCCTGCGTCAGCTGCCCGGTGAAGAACCGCGCGTCCTGCACGCCCATCGACCGGAAGAACTTTGCCGCCGCCTGGATATCCTCGCTTCTGGCCTCTTGTCCCTTCGGCATGATGCGCACTTTTTGCGTGTTGTTCTCTCCGAAACCGAGATCCGAAAGCGTTACTTCATCCCAAGCCTTTGCGAGATCTCTTGCACCCTGCACTCTCTTTCTTCCGGCGTCATCTCTTTGCTGCTGCGCTGTGCTTTGGCGAACGCCTCCAGCTTTTCCTTCGGCACGCTGACCAGCCTGCCCGACTTGTCCTTCATCAGTAGTCTCGATACTGCCATTGTTTACCCCTTTCTGCCCTGCGGCAAGGCCCGCTCGATAGGCGGCTGCCGCCACTTCCTGATTCATTCCTTCGGCGTAGCGCATCGCCCGCTGCTCACTCGCGCCGAGTCTGCCCTGCTCATAGACCTGTCCGAAGCTCTGCGCATACTGCTCCGCCGGCATGCCCGTCGTGTTCCCGTTCAGGAAATACGCCGCCGTCTGCTCGTCGTAGCCCGCTCTCTGGGCCTGCGTCTGCAGATACTGTTTCTCCTGCTGCAGCGCGGCTTCATCGAGCGCCTGCTCCGCGTCCGCCGTCTGCCGCTGGGCATACTGTACCGGATCCAGCTCTCCCATGTTCTCTGTCCCCGGAATTGGCGCAAATAAGCTGTCCTGGTCGTACTGCCGCTGCGCCGCCTGCTGGGCCTGCTGAACGGCCTGTACAGACTGTTGTGCGCGGCTCTGTTCCTGCTCCTGCTGATATTGCTGTGCAAGCCTCTGGTTTTCCTGTGCTGTCTCCGCAGCGCTCTTGTAGATCTGGACCGTCTTCTCGTCCGCCTCGGCCTGTGCCTGCTCCTGCCGGGCCTGTTCCTGCAGCTGCTCGAGCCGGGTCAGCGTCTCCGGCACGCGCGGCTCCTGTCCTTCGTCCACGGCCGCCTGCTGCTCCTTCGCCACCTCACGCAGCGTGTTCTCCACGGCCTTCTGCGTCACCTCGCCGCCATCGTCCACTGTCTGCTGCAGTTCCTCGGCCAGCTGGTGCGCCTTCGTGCCCTCTTCCTGCGCCATGCCATAGTCGATGACGTCCTGCACTTCGCCCGCCTCGATGACCGCTCTGGCCGTCTGCGTGACGTTTGCCTCCAAAATCACGCGGTTCACGCCCGCATACGTCCCGGACATGGCAAGGCCGGACAGGCCGCCTGCGAGGAACGAAAGGCTGTCTTCTTTTGCGAAGTCTCCGACCATCGCCGCCAGCGCCTGTGCCGGCGTCCTGCCCTCTGCGATATAATTTGCGTAGGCCGTCATGACCTCGCCCCGGTCATGCTTCGCCACCACGTCATACGCACGGTTTAGCCAGTTGGACGCGATCTCTTCCGCGCCTTCCGACGCGAACGACCGCAGTGCCTTCCTCCACACGGCCTTCCCGCTCAACATGTTCTCGATGATATCGCCCACAGAATACTTTTCCGTGAAGCCCTCGATCGCGCCCTCGACGATACCGTCGACCAGCGCGTCCGCGTTGGACTTGCCGTTCTGAATGCCCTCATATACCGAATCCGCCGCGACCTGCGAGCCCATCACCCAGTTCATCGTCTCCGCGACCGCGTCCTTCGCCCCCGCACCGGCCACGCCGCCAAAGGTTCCGACGAGCCCCGTCGAGACCGCCATGTTGACCGCGCTGTCCAGCGCCGACGTGCCCGCCTGATAGAGGAACTGCCCCGTCGGGTTCATCCCCTGCATCACGCTCCCCCGGATCCCGGAGGAAAGCCGCGTCGCGTTGTACGCCGGGCTGTAGATGTTCGTCGGCATATCCTCGTTCTGATATCCGCCCGCCCAGCTTGGCAGCACGCCGCGCAGCGATTCCAGATTGCCCAGCGCCTTCCCCGGTGCCAGCGCCGCAGAGAACAGCGTGCCGCTCACCGGCGACCGCTGTCCGATCTCCTGTGCCGCCGCATCGAGCTTCTGCGCGTTCTCATAGTCGTCGAGCACCTTCTGCCATTCCGCGAGCCGCTTCAGCTTCTCGTCGTCATAGCCCTTCTCGTTCAGCGCCTTCTTCGCGTCGTATTTTGCATACGCCCGCACCTGATACCCGTTCAGTTCCTGCCCGCGGTACTGCCGGAGCAGATTCTGGTCTTCCTTACTCAGGTTCCCGATCGCCTCCTGTGCCCGGGCCAGCACGCTCTGGCTGTCGACCTGCGCCTTGCGCTCCTTCAGCGCGTCGATCTCGTTCTGCAGCTGCGTCACGCTCTTCCCATTTTCCGAAAGCCCGGTCCCGGAGAAATGCGTGTCCGCCTGTTCGATCTCCAGCGCCTCAATCTGCTTGTCCAGCTCCTGCGACGTCCGCCGCATCCCGCGCACCTGATCCCGCTGCGCGGTCTGCGCCGCTTTTGCACGCCGGTTCTGCGCATCCACGTCCCCCCGCACCTGCTGCGTGGCCGGCGCAAACCGGCCGGCCAGCAGTGCGCTCTGTCCCTGCAGCGCCAGTGTCCCAAGCTTCAGCCCCTGCGCCGCCTCCACGCCGCGCAGATAATTCTGGTACGTCCCGTACTGCTTCTGCATGCCAGGCGACCGGCTGTATTCCTGCTCCGAAACCTTCCCGGAAACAGCCACGCCATTTCTCGTTTTCTGCGTTGCGTTGACCGCATTTTTATATGCCTCAAACGCCGCGTTCTGCCCCGGCGTCTGATAATTTCTGCTTCTGTAGTTCGGGTCGAACGCCGTATCCTGCACGGCTCCCGGATTCTTGTACTGTTCATATTCGCGCAGCGCGTCAAGCCCGCTCCGTTTGAACGTTGTGGTCTTTCCCTGTGTCTGCGTCTGCCCGTAAGACGTCGCAGAGCTGGCAGCGTATCCGCTGCCAGCTTCGTATTCCTTCAGGGCATCCAGCCCTGTCCGCCTCTTCTTTGCCATGTCCGCCTCCTTATCGTTCCAGCGGGATCCCGAAGCCCGCACGGTTCAGGATCGTCACCAGCTCGTTATACTGTTTCTTGCCTGCCGCGCTGGAAAGACTCAGCTGCCCAGCTACCCCGGCGAACAGCTCATATGCCTTCTGCTTCTGCCCGGCCTGGATCCACTCGGTCATGCCGCGTTTGAGCTGGTTGTAGGTCTGCGCCTGCGCACCGCCCGAGCCGCCTTTGTTGTACGTGTTGTCGATGTACCCCTTTCCGGTTTTGCCGGAACTGCTTCTCCCACCGCCGCCTCCGCCGCCGGATTTCTTCGCCGCAGCCTGCTCCGCCGCCAGCGCCTGCAGGTAGGCGGCGTTCTCGTTGTTTGCCTTCTGCGCCCAGTAGTCGAGCATCGTCGCCCACTGGCTCTGCTCCAGCGACCGTTCCGAGTTGTACGCGCTCCGCGCATCCGATAGATCCGAATAATAATCGCTGACCGTGTCCCGGTACCGGCCGTAGTCCGTATCTTCCCGGCCCTTCACGAGGCTGTACTGGTTATAAAGGTCCGTCCCCTCATCCTGATACCGCTGATACGCCTGCTGCTGCAGCTGCGGCACGATGTCGTTGAGGTTCTGCAGATACGCATTGTACGCCTGCTGGCCCACCTGCTCGCCGTATGTTGAGCCATAGCCGCCCGTGAGTGCCGCTGCCTGCCCCATCGTGTCCTGCATGGCAAGCCGCCCGAGCCGCTGGTATTGCTCCCTGTACTGCTGGTACAGAGGGTCCGTCCCCATGTCATAGCTGAATTTCTTCCGGTTCCGGATCTGGTCATACAGGCTCGTCAGCTCATCGTCCCATCGCGATTGATACGCGCCCGGCTTGCTGGCCTTGACCTGCTCCAGATACGCCTGCGCCGCCTGCACGCTGCCCGACGGCGTGTACCCGCTCTCCAGCCCGTTCAGCTTGCTTCTCGTGTAGTCCGACACGCCGGACATGGTGTAAGGGCTGTTCCTGGTCTGATAGCTGCCGCCGTAGTTCCTCGTCGTCTGGTTCTTGTTCACCAGCTGCGACTGGTAGCTGCCGTCCGCGTTCACGCCCGTGATGCGGTACGTGCCGCCGCCGGTCACGACCTCGTCGCCGGCCGAAAGCCCCGCCGGGGCCCTGCCGCCCGACTCTACTCGATATACGCTCATAGTCTCACCGCCTTAAAGCTTGAAATGTGTCGCGTACTGCTTCGGCATGTACGCCTGGTTGTAGGCGTTGAAATACCCCTGATAGTAGCTGTTGTACTTCGCCGCCTCGTTTGCATACTTCGTCGTCTCCCCGTTGGCGTCGCAGATCTTCATCCCCAGATACCAGCGGTAGATCTCATCATACGGCCACGGGATCAGAAGCTTGGTTTCTAAGTCCACGTCCTCCCCGTAGCCCGTAAACGGCTCCGGTTCCTTCTCGTGCTCATGCGTACAGATGATATCCCGATACACGATTCCGTCCAGCTCCGACAGCCACCGGACCTTATCCGGCGTCTCGTACTGGTTCGACAGTAACCGGTCGACCGTCTCGATCGCTTCCCGAATTTTCATTTTTCCTCCTTACCAAAAGAAGGGGCATTTCTGCCCCTTCCTCTGCTTCATGCCGTCATGGGCATTCACTTGTCAGTTGTCCGCCTGCGCGCGGCGGAAGGCTTCTTCCTCTGCCATCCGCGCGTTCATCAGGACTTCATACACCGGCAGCGGGACCTGCACGTCCTTGCCCTTCGGCACCATGAACGTCCGGCCGTTCACCGCCACGAAGCGGCTCTGCTCCTCGTTCTCCTGCCCGCGGGGCAGGTAGATCGTTTTCATGACGTTCCACACGTCTTCCGGGTTTGCCTGTACAGCCGCCGCGGCGGTCTCTTTCGTTACCATGCTATATGCTCCTTTCTCAGTTCGCCTCGTCCGTGCCGGAGTATGCGCTGCAGCTCTCCACGCGGACCATGCGGTCCTCGTACAGCAGCTTCGCCGCCATCTCGGCCTTGTAGCCGACGGTCGAGAACTGTTTCAGCGGGCCGCCGATCTCGTCCTTATCCTTGACGATCATCTCAAGATTGCCGCCCTCCGGGTCGATCATCTTGTATGCGTCCTTGCCGAGGAACAGCGTCGCGTACACGCTGTAGTAGACCGCCGGGTTTCCGTCAGACGCTGCAGTCTTGACCGGGCAGGTCGAGTTGTTGAAGATCTTCGCCTCCGTCGTCTCGACAAACCGGACGCCGTGCAGCTCGCCGATCTCACCCGAGAACAGCGGCGTGACGTCTGCGTACTTGTGTGCCTCGACCCATGCGTTCGAGGACCGCAGGTCGTATGCGACCGACGGATGGATGATCGCGACATACTTGCCGTCGATCTTCGGAGCCTTCATTTTCTTCAGCGTCGTCACGGCCTTGTTGACCTCGTCCGGCGTCAGCTTCGCCGTCAGGTCGAGGCCAGCACGGCTGGTGACTGCCGTATGCGCGCCGCCCGCTGCGACCTTGTCGCAGTACTGCACGTTCGAGCCTGCCACGACCGCGTCACGCACGCGCTTATCGATGGACGTGCCGGCGGAAGCGCCGAGCTCTTCGGTCGCGCCGAGGATGACGTTGTCCAGCGCGTGCAGCTCGAGCTGGTCGGAGACCGTCACATACAGGCCGATCTGCTTGATCGCGCCGATCGTGCTGGTCTGGCCCATCTTCTGGCCGGTCGGGATGACGCCTTCGGTCAGCTCCTCCGCGTCCTTCAGCGTGTTCCACTTGCGCCACTCGACGGTCTTGCCGTGGTTGCGCGGCAGCGCCTGACGGCCTGCCAGCTGCGCATGCACGAGGTTCGGCCGTGCGTTCTCGAGCAGCTGCGTGTCGTAGAACGTCTTCATGGTCGGCGCGAGCGTGTCGTTGCCGCTGAATGCGGTCGTCTGACCGGTGCCTGCGTTTACGTAGTTGCCGGTCGCGTTGACGAGCGTACCGGCGTCAGCAAAAAACTGAAATCCGACTTTGGATTTAAACATGATTTCCTATCTCCTTTCTCAGGGGATCACTCGTTCCCCTCTTGCCGCGCGGCGGCGCATGTCCTCCACCTCCGCGCGTGACCAGTGTGTTTTCATCGGGACGTTCTCTCCGCCCGCAGCGCCGGAGCCGATCTCCTGCGGCCGCGCGCCCTGCGCCTGGATGGTCCGCATGACGTTCTCCCGCGCCTGGTTCGCCACCAGCTGCGCCTGTGCCTGTGCGATCTCCTGCTGGTGGATGACCTCATATGCCGTCTTCGGCGGCACGCCCGCGCCCATGAGCCGTGCAAAATCCGGGTTCTGCATCTCGGTCTCAAAGTCCGCGCCGTACCGCGCCGTCACATCCCGGGCAAAGTCTGCCTGGATCCCGGCAAAGGCTTCTCGCATCTGGTACTCCTGCAGCTGCCGCCGCATGGCCGTATTCTCGGCCCTGCCGGCGTACTCCTTTTTGAGGGCGTCCGCCGACATGCCCTTTTCCATGGCCTCCGCGCTATAAAGCCGCTCGTCAGCGGAAAAGCGCTGTGCCAGTGCCGCGAAGTCCGTCTTCCGCGGGTCCGACGTGTCGATCCCATAGAGCGCGCCCAGCTGGTCAATGATCGGCGCCATCGCCTCGGCCTGCCCCTTGTACTGGTTCAGCCCGCGCACGCGCTGCTTTACGACCTTCTGCACCGCAGAATCAAAGTCCTGCTTGTACCGGCCCCGGATCAGACTATCGAACGTTTCTTCCTGTGTACCCTGTCCCTGAGCGTCGGGGACGTTGACCGGCTGCTGCTGCACCTGCGCCTGTGCGGCTGCCTCCTGCCCGCTCTGCTGACCGGCGACGTCAGCTGCGCCCATGGTCTGAGCGCTTGCGCCCGTGAATTCGCCTTCCATGCTGTAAATTCCTTTCTGGCGTTTATTCTAAAATCATCGTAGCACAAACTTTTCCCAACTTCACCCCACGCCAGCCAGAAATAATCCCGCCAGAACGGGCCGCCGCAATCGTCGGTTCTTATCCCGGCTGCGTGCTTTCTTCCGACTTTTTGCGCGCATTCTCCACGATCTTCGGCTCCTGCGTCTCGCCAGTGTTGATCTCCGGCTTTTCCGCTGCCGCGGCGCTCGCCTGCGGGACTGCCTGTCCGCCCTCCTGCAGGATCTGCTGCGCCAGCCCCTCACCCATGACCGGATCGTACCGGTCCGCCAGTGCGAGCGCCAGCTGCTGCCACTCGACCAGCTGCTGCTGCAGGTCCGCGTTCTCCTGGACCTTCTGGATGATTGAGTCCTTCCCGTCAAAGTCCATCATGTCGAGCGTTGCAAGCGTCTGGTCCACCATCTGTGGGTTGAAGAACCCCAGCTGGAAGAACTGCAGCGCCAGCTCGTTCTGCGCCATGGACGCGTACTCGCTTGCCTTCTGCGCCGAGACCTCAATGTCGAAGACCGGTTTCCGCAGTCCGTCCGGCTGTCCGTTCGCGCCGTAGAGCGTCTGTGGCTGCAGCCCCTGATTGCTGTACTGTACGAACTGCTCTGCCCCGCGCTGCCCGATGATCCGGAACTGCCGCGGCAGATCATAGAACTGCCGGATGCGCTCAATGACCATCCGGATCATCCGTGCGTAGGCCCGGTAAGCCGACTTTGTGGAGTCCTTGCTGCTCCGGCCGGACGCTTCCTGCAGCGCTGCAATGGCCGAGGCCGCCGTCACGCCGGAGCTCGTCGCGCCGTTGTTGACGTCCGTGTTTCCCGTTGTCCACTTGAGCTCTTCAATTTTGTTCTGCAAGATCGCAATGTAATTGCTGTTGAGCATGTTGACCTGGATCGGCTGCAGACTGTCCTGCCCCAGATTCCCATCCACATGCACGAACGGCTTCGTCCAGTCCGCGAATTCCTGCTCGTTGACCGACCCGTCCGACCGCTTGAACCACCGAGGCGTCGTCGTCATGATCGCGTTCTTTACGATCGCCTGGTTCATCCGGTCGATCTGCTCCTGCGTCGACTTGCCGATGTCGATATACCCATACCCGGCAATGCTTCCCTCCACCGGGAACAGCGCGTCGACCACAAACGGGTATTCCCCGTCGTCATACAGGCCCGTCTCCGCCATGGGCTTTCCGACCGGCTGCTGCACGATGCTGCCGTCCGGCATGGTCATCGTGTCATACCGCTGCTCTGTGTCGTTCTCCGTCGCCTGCAGGATGGTGTCGCCCACCAGCTTCGCGAAGTGCAGCACCTGCCTTCCGTTCTGATATTTCTTGTAATACCAGTCTACCACCATCGACTTGTTGTCGAAGTTGATGACGTCGTCCGTGTTGTACTTCTGCTGCACCTGCTGCTTGGAGTTGAGTTTTCCCTGCAGCTCCGGGTACTTCTCGACCAGCAGATCGTTGTCCACCATCTCCGTCAGGAAGATGTTCTTCGACTTCTGCAGATCCCGGACGCCCGGCTCCCAGAAGAAAGACAGAATATCCACCGGCTGCACCGAGATATCCCCGAGGCCGTTCAGCTTCGAAGAATCCCACTTCACGTGCCAGATGAGCGTGCCCTGCTTGAGCTTCGTCCACTGGCTGTCCGAATAGACCTCTTCGAAGTCGTTCTGTTCCAGAATTACCGGCAGCACTGAGGAAAGCTTCGCTGCCTCCTCCCGGTCGTCCGGTTCCCGCGGGCGGATGGCCGGGGCCGGATAGGCCGCGATCGCGTCCGCGTGCTTGCCCATGATGACGTTGAAGAGCCACGCCGACGTCCACTTGTCATCCTCCGGGTTTCCCTTCTGGATCCGCTGCCAGCTGCGCATGCGCCACCAGTCCTCCGACGCAATGACCCGCGCCTCCAGCGCGCTCTTGCCCTGCCGGTATTTCTGCAGCGTGTCCATGGCCTTTCTGGCCTGCTCTTCGCCGATGGCCTTTCGCACCGTCGGCCCGCTCGCCGTGTCATTCTGCATGCTCGTCTGCATCTGCTCTGTCTGCATTGTCCGCTTCCTCCTTCCGCAGGTCTTCCGCCGTGAGTCTTGCCACCTCGTTCTGGATCCCGTCCAGCACAAAGCCCACGATGACCGGCGGCAGCCCCGCCTCGTTGATGGCCTCGATCAGCCGCCCCCGCAGCTGCACCACTGCTTTTGTGATATTCATAGCTCCTCCTATTCGTTATAACTGCTGATTGCCCGGTTGAGCGCTTCCTTGAGCGCAGAATAGCTGTTTGCAAAGTACGTCGCTTCCAGCTTCGTCCCTTCCGATACCGTGCTGACGCTTCCCGCGCCTGCCAGATTCCCGATGGCGTTTGCCGCCTCGTTGTAGATGGCCGCCGTGATCGTCTGCCCGGCGTAGGCCGTCGTGAAGGAAATGCTCCCGTAGCCTCTGGCGTCCCGGACCTCGTTGATCTTCGCCGTCAGCCGGTTCCAGCTCGCCGCCGTCAGGTATGTCACGGCCTTCCCCGCCGCGATATACGACGCATCGTCGCTCGTCCACGCGAAGGCCGCGATCTGCGCCTTCGTCTCGCCGGATACGGTGTTGGACGTCTTCGAGTCCGTCCCGGCCTTGTTGACGATCCAGAAATAATACGTCGTGCCCGGGTCCAGCCCCGAGACCGTCACCGGTGAGCTGCCGATCGACTGCGATCCGATCGCCGTATAGCTCGTCTTTCCCCAGTAGAGCGTCCAGCTGCCGTACTCGCCGCCGTTCTTGTTCCACGTGACCGTCGCCGTGTCCTTCGTCAGCGTGACCCCACGGATAACCGGCGCAACTGCCGTGATCTTCGTCTTGTAATACACGCGCACGGCCTGCCCGCTCGTAATGGGGATCGTCTCCGTCGCCGCGTGATTTGTCGCATACCCTTCCGACGCGAGCCTGAAATACTGGAATTCATACTCCTGCGAATACGTCTGGTACTGCGTGCCGGACATGGACAGGAAGAACGAATTGCCGATCGTGCCGGAGACGGACCCGTCTGACAGCGTGTGCTGCCCGTCCAGGTAGTTGTAGATCGGAATCGTCGTGGTCTTGCTCTGGTAGTAGACCTTGACGGTCTGCCCTTCCTGGATGGGAATCGGGTAGTTCGCTCCATGCTCCGTGTTGTAGTTCTGCGACGAGAGCCGGAAGTACAGGAAATGATACTGCTGCGAGTACGTCTGATACTGCGTGCCCACGGCCGAAATGTAAAACGTATCTCCGATATCGCCTTTGAAGGACCCGCTCGCCAACTGCGTCAGGTTATCCAGGAAGTTTAGAATGCTGACCGTCGCCTGCGAGGTCGACTGTGCTAGCGTCCGCACGCTGATGGAGTTTGTCTCTGCGACAAGCGCCCCCGTGTTGCTGTTGTAGATCCGCACGCGGCAGATATACAGCGTGTCCGGTGTCAGACCAGTAATGACCCGGTGGGTCGTCGTCGTGCCCGCAGTCGAGTCCGTCACGGTCGCCATGACCTGTCCGGCCAGGATATATTCATATTTTCGCTTGTATGTCGTCGTGGACGACATGCCGGATACCGTCAGCGTGATACTTGTCGGCGTACCCGACGCGCCAGATAGCGTTGCCACTCAGACCACCTGCCTATCCGAACACCGGCGTAATGCCGCTTACGCCGCCGGAGGCGGTAAACCGGATGCTCCCGTCCGATTTTATCTGCATGCTGGCCGTCCCCGCCGCGTTCTGCAGATACACATCACCGCTCGTCGACCGCACGCGCACCGCCGGGCCGGACAGGTCGACCGCATAGGCCGCCGAGCTGGAGGACGTAAACTGCAGACTGCCCTCCGCGCCGCCGATCGTGCCGTTCGAGAAGTTTGTGCCCGCGATCTCAAGACCGTTGTTGATGATGTTGATCTCATCCATGATCTGCTTGAGCTTCGTCTGGATGCTCGTACCGTCGAGCTTCAGATCCGTTGCGTTGATCGTTCCGCCGATCTCCGCCCCCGTGCACGTCAGCTTGCCGTTCGCGTCGACCTTGAATTTGTCCTTGATGGAAAGCCCGCTCGTGCCGAAGTACATGCTCGCGCTGCCCCCAAATTCGTTGGCCGTGCGGTAAATGCTGCTTTCCGAGATCGTCCACGGCCCGAAGGTCGAGTCGGCTGCCGCCGTGATCTTCCCCGACAGCACCGCCCCCGCCGCCTCCAGCGTCCCGGACGGAAAATGCAGCTTCTTGTCGCTTAAATACGCGACCTCCTGCCCGTCCTGCCAGAAGCTCACCCGGTCCGGCGTCACCGTCACCAGCTCGTTCTTCGTCCGGTCGATGACGTTCTCGCCGCCGTCCGTCACCGTCGTCTCGATGTTCCCCACGCCCACGCCGTAGACCGGCACAGCGTCCTTGTAGTACAGCAGCCCCGTCTTGATGTACTGCTGCGAGTTCACCGAGAACTGGTTGTTGACGCCCGCCGTGTAGTCATACAGCTGCTTGATGCCGACGGAGTTTCCCTCGATTGTCAGCTGTGTCTTCTCGAGATACTTGCCGAAGTCCGAGATGGCCACATAGCTGCCGGACAGCTTCGTCGACCACGTCTCCGAGTTCGCCGCGGCGAAGTCCGCCGTCTTGATGATGAGCGCTTTCAGCGCTCCATAGCCGGAGAGCGTCGTTTTCTTCTCCGCCTCGGAGAGGCTGTCCGCGTCGATGGCCTGCGAGATCTCCGTCAGCGTCGCCTTCGCCGACCAGTCGGCGAGGTTCAGCTGCTCGGTCACGCTGCACAGATACCGCCGCATGCTCTCCAGCTGCTCCTGCGTCGTCTTCCCCGCGATCGACGGGTATGCAAGTGTCAAAGATCCCATTACGCATCACTCCCCGCTTCCAGCACCCGTGCCAGACTGAACAGCTTCATCTCGCCCTTCCCCGTCAGCCGGAACTTCAGATGGTCACATCTGGCCGGGCGGATGGGCAGCAGGAAGGTCCGCAGCCCCCGGCCCTCGATATGCCCGCAGTGCCGCCACACGCCGTCTGAATCATACTGCACCCAGAAATCCACGAAGGACCCCTTCGGCAGCTGCATCCGCAGGTTGATCCGGGACACATACTTCTTCCCGACCAGCCCATACGTCATGATCCCCGTCTCCGCCATCCAGCCGACCGGGCCTTCCAGCGTCCCGACACTCCCGTACACGGTTTTGAGCGTCCCGTCCTCAAGGAAATACAGCTCATCGTCCACCCGGGCAAAGTCCTCTGCGTGGGTGCTGTCCTCCCTGTGCCAAAGACCCTTTCTCGTGTCGTAGACGAACAGCGACCAGTTATGACCTTCATCCTCCATGCTGATGAAATACTTCCCTCTGGCGCCGCCCGCCACGGCGTTGTAATACAGCTTCGTCCCGAAGCAGCTTCCGATTTCGCTCGGCAGACTCCCGTCGTACACGCAAACGCCCATCCGCGATTTGTAATACAGCCGGTCATCCACCACGACCAGGCTCTTGCTCGACCCATTCTGCACGCCCGCGCATTTCTGCACGACCACCTGATGCGCCCCCGTCGCCGACGGATACACCCGGTGGAAGCAGTCTTCCTTGAAGAAGATCGGGCTGTCGGCCAGCGTCGCCGCGCCGGTCCACTTCCCGTCCGTGCCGCAGCTCGCGCGCCATGAATCCGTCGACACGCCCTGGTAGCACTCCCAGTTTTTGAAGTCCCCCAGCTTGCAGCAGTAGATCTCATTGACGGTCTCGCCGTCCGCCACGCCGTACTTGCAGCCCCACAGCCGGTTCCCGCTCTCGGTGATGAAGTCCATGCTTGGGACCTTCCGGGCCGTCTTCACGGTCCCGCTCGTCACCTTCGTCGTCTCATCGACGAGGCCGACGATCACGATATAGCTCTCGCCCACGTCGTACAGGATCTGGCTGCCGTTGAGCTTCTCGACCTGCTCGTTTCCGGTCAGCCCCGAAAGCCGGATGCCGTCGTATTGCTGAAAGCCCTTCCCGATGCCGTTCGCGGAAAGCTTCAGATACACCGTCGGCACGGATACCCACTGGCTCGTCGCCTCCGCCCACTGCTTGAGCGTGTGGAGCTTGCCGGACGTGTCGAGCCAGTACTGCCCGTTCGACGGACTCTCCGGCTGGCTGGCCTGCGTGTAGCTGACCGTCAGCGCCGTCCCGTCGACAAGACACAGGGAAATGTCAATGTTCGTGCTTGCCGCGTTGACGGTGTTCTCCTGCCCCATGTACCCGTTGTCGGAATACTTCTCGGTGTTGAAGTAGATCCCGTCCGGGAAGATGCACAGATACGCGCCCATGGAAATGAGCTGCTTTTCCCCCGCCGAGATCGACACGGACGGCATATACGCCTCCATCGAAGCGCCGTTGATATAAAGCACCTGGTTCTGCACCCAGCACAGTGCATCCTTCGCCAAAATCCCCTGCACGCCCTCGATCGCCTGCGCCGTCCCCCGCCTTGGCCGCGGCGCGAGCAGCGGATAATCATCCGCCGACAGATTCTCCATGTCATAAAACTCTCCGTCCGCCAGCTCGAGGTTGTGGTTGTATCCGAGAAAGACTTCCGTCATCATGGTCTGCTTCTCAGTCTCCGTCAGTTGTGGTGCCAGCATGGCCTTACCTCCGTTTCATCATGTCCAGCGGATCAAAAATGATCCGCTGCTCTTTCACCGCGCGGATTGGCTTGATCGGCCGCGACATGCAGAAATATCTCCATTCGTCCGCGACGTGGTCTTCCATCGTCGTATCCAGATCCTCTACCTTGTGCTCGTCGTAGATGAGCAGCGGGATCGTCCGGATGAACGCCCTGCAGGTGTTGAAGACATACATCCGCGGATATCCGTCCTCGTCAAACTGCAGCCGGTAGTGGCACTGCATCCAACCTGCAATGCGCTCATTGTCGCCAGGCGTAAAAAATACGCCGTACCGCGCAGCCGTGTCTGCGACCGATTCTCCGCGCGACGCATCCCAGATCGCGGGGTCCGCCACGCCGATGATGGTTTTCCCCTTGAGCCACGGGTGCTGCATCTCCGTTTTGTGGATCTCTTCAAACTGTTTGTCCGGTGTCCACTTTACGCCCTCGTTCGGCGTCCGCGTGCAGCCGTACAGCTCCATGATCCGGTAGATCGTCCCGTCATAGTCGACCGCCCACCATGCGCAGGAGAACGGCTTCCCGTAGCCGAAGTCATAGCTCCGGCAGATCGTCCATCCGTCCGGAATCTCAAACGGCTCGATGACATGCGTCCAGCGCCGGTCCGTGTAATGCTTTGGGTCGTCCACGAACTCTTCAAAAAACTGCCCTTCGTATGCGTCCCACCGGCCCTCGAGCCATGCGGCGCGGCGCGCCGGCGGCAGCTTCTCCAGTTCCCGCAGGTACTTTGGCTGCGCCTTCATAAGCGCCTTGTTGTCCTGTACCTTCGCCTGAATGAAAAAGTAATCATCCGGGTCCTCATCGTCGTTGAAGTTCCGGTCGACAAACACCCGCTTGAAATACGCATGCCCCGGGCCGCCGGGGTTCAGCGTATAATACGTCCGCTTTGGAAATCCGTTCGTTCCTCGCACGCAAGCATTGATCGCATCGATCCACGATTTCTGCATCTGCCCGGCCTCGTCCAGGAATACCACGTCGTATTCTGCGCCCTGGTATTGTCCGACGTCGCTTTCCTTTGCGCAGTAGCCGAAGGAGATCTTCGAACCGTTCGGGAATGTGAATTCCTTGTCCGTCTTGTTGTACTTCGCAATCCCATGCAGCATCCCCTGCAGCGGCGCAATGTGGTTGTTCTGCAGCTCCTTGTATGTCCTTCTGACGATCAGCACCTTGATGCCGGGATACTTGCTGGCAAGCAAAATCGCCTTCACGCGCACAGCCCAGCTCTTCCCACCGCCGCGGGCGCCGCCGTAGGCGATATGCCTGTGCTTGTCTTTCAGGAAAAGCACCTGCTTCGGCTGCGCGGTTCCAAGATCCAACGTCTTCATTCGCTGGACTCCTCCGCGTCATTTTCCAGCAGGATCCGCGTTCCGCCGGTCTCCTGCTTTTCGTCCCCGGCGTCTCTGCGATACCGGAACCCATACTCCAGCGCGAACTGTGCCCCCCGCTGAGAGTCCCGGTCGAACAGTCTTTCGGCCGTATATTGTTCCACGCGCGTCTGCGCGCGCGAAATCGTGTCCATAAATTCTTTCCTGGCCTTGTAGTTGTACAGGCTCTGCCTGCTGGAAAAGCCCAGCGCCAGCGCAAGCCCCGGGATCGTCGGCGGCTTCCGCCCCACCCAGACCGGAGTCCCATCTTTTTGGTTGAAAACGATGCGCCCGTCCTCATCCCGCAGGATCTCTCCCTTGCAGCTCTCAAAATACGCCTCGATCATTCCTTCGATCTGCTCCACGGATTCATACTTCGGTTTCCTCGCCATGGCTCACGCCTCCCTTCTGCTTTTCAGCATAGCGTATCCGGAAAATCTTTTCACCCCACGCACGCAGAATGAGCGCATACGGTGTTCCGCATGCGCTTCGGCTCTCATTCTGTTCTTTCGTAGTATCGGAGCTTCGCCGCCGCGATGCTGCACCGCACGTAGTCAAAGCTGGCGCAGTATCGCGTGATGTAGTCTGACGTCTCCCGCCGCTCAGGAAATGCGAGCACGCATTCTCCCTCGCAGCGTATCGTCTTTTTCCCGGCTGCCTGCCAGAATGGGCAGATATACTCCCTGTGCCAGTAGTCGCTCGTCTCTATCACCCTTTCGTCATAAAACTCAACACATTTACAAGGCTTAAAGAAGGCGGCTCCCGTTCCGCTTATGTGTCTCGTTTTTTGGATCCCATACATATTTGAAATATAGGAATCCATACTGCGTGGCTCTGGACTCGACGAGGATGTAGCCGCGCGGGGCGACTGGCGGGCGCGTCGGGCTGTAGTCCCGGACCGCCTCGGTCGCGGGCTCCGGCTCCGGCCGGACGCAGCTGCGGCTGGCCTTGTACCGGTGGCCTCCGAACTCCTTGCGCCAGTGGCCGTGCAGGTAGTTGGCCAGCGCCGTGTAGTCCTGCCCGTGGTCGACCTTATTTCCGTTCTCATCCAGATAGTAGTTGTGCTTCCGCAGTGGCTTGCAGTCGATGACGCTGCCGAGGCCCCAGAGCTGGCCCAGCGCATCGGCAGGAATGCCGTCCGTGATCAGGTGCAGGTGGAAGCGGTTGGTCGATTTGCCCCGGCCGTAGACGATGACGATCTTGGCCTCCGGATACCGGTAGACCATGCGGCGGTAGAACTTATCCCGGATCCTGCGCATCTCCTGCGCGGTATGTACCTCATGCTCTGGATCGAGCGTGAGCGTGGAGTAATAACTGGTCGGAGAGAAGTTGGCGTTGACGAGCGCCGCGAACTTCGCGGCTGAGACTCTGGTGTTGAATTCTTCGCGTTCTTCCTGCGACTGGAACCGTGGCTTCTTCGGCCGGCTGGTCTTCGGATCCGTGCCGCCCGCCACCGTGTACACGATCTGCTCGCAGACCCTCCCGGAAAACTTCCGGCGCTTGTGTC